AAGACAATTGGTACGATGATAATCACATTGAATCGCTAGTTAACCAACTCACAAGAGGTAATGATTGGGCATACTCATTACGCAAAATCGTTGATCAGGATGGCAACTACATTTGTAATGATGACTGTGAATCACTTGGTAAGTGGCAATCGGTGATCGGTGACAATTTTGTTGATGTGAACTGTTTCATGATACCGAAGATGGCCGCACTAGAATTTGCTCCATATTGGTATCGTAGAGCTAGACATCCTAACGATCAACCTGAAGTTGATAGAATTCTTTCGGCATTTATGATGGCCAAGTCGAAAACATTTGACACGAATGGTCAATATACTGTAAACTATAGGGTGGCGAGTCGCGCAGACTCTGTACAGGACTCATTCTTTATTCGCGGTAATAATGCGATGCAACAGCATTTGAAAGGAAACTATCCATGGCGAAAGATTTAATAATTGGTGCATTTAGTAACTACAGCGACTTCAACGTTGTCAAGCCGTGGATTCATTCCATCAAAGAAACTGGCTTCGATGGTGATATTGTACTGATTGCAATTGATGCACCGAAAAGTATTGTGTTAGAGATTGAAGACGCTGGTGTGACTGTTGTTGAGCATCCAAAGCAAGGCAACATGATGATTCACATGATGCGCTTCCTATACATCTACGATTTCCTGAAAAAGTACCATAACAAATATCGCTATGTCATCACTACAGATGTTCGTGATGTGATATTTCAGAGCAATCCTAGCTTGTATCTACACAATCTATATGGTAGCTACAAAGGTATCGTAGCACAATCGGAAGCAATCCAGATTCAGCATGAGCGATGGAATCGTGAAAACATCATCAAAAACTTTGGTCAATACTTCTATGAGGATATCAAAGAACATGAAGTATTCAACGTGGGCATCCTAGCGGGCACAACAGAATACATCAAGGACCTGTGCTTTGCACTATTTCAAATGTCTAGTAATCGTCCCGACTGGGTTGCTGATCAAGCTGCATATAATATGTTGCTGAGTTTCAAGCCATGGAACGAGGTGGCGACATGTCTTCCACTGATGGATGGCTGGGCATTGAATGCACATGTGACAAATAAACCAGACCAGATGGACGAGTTTGGTCCATATTTACTTGAGGATCGTCCATACATGGAAGATGGTGTTGTTAAGAACGCCGATGGTGAGCCTTTCGTTATTGTGCATCAGTACGACCGAGTGCCTGAGTGGACAAAATACTTCTATGATAAGTATGATGTGAAGATTACAACTGAAACTGATACTGGGTCATCTCCTAAGTATTTTACTATTACTACATGAAAGAATATTATGAGCGATTACATTGTAATGAATACTAATCCTGCCAATGAGTGGATTTGTTCAGGTAAAGGACTTCTGCTACTATTGCGTGATAAGGGACCACAGGTTGGTTTGGAGATCGGCTGTGCTGAAGGCCACACAACACACTATTTGCTGAAAAACTTACCTGAGTTGGTGTTGCATGGTATTGATCCGTATGTCAACTATGAAGACTGGAATGGTAGATTCCTGACAGATCGTGTTGACATGCACAAACAGATTCTGGATTACTGTGCTGAGTTCGGTGATAGATTCGTCATGCATCGTGATTTCTCGGATAATATGGTCAATCATTTTGAAGATGACTCACTCGATTTCATATTTATTGATGGAATACACACATACGAACAAGTCACGATTGACTGTGAGAATTACTTCAGTAAAGTAAAATCTGGTGGTGTTTTTGCAGGTCACGATTACAATGTCATCGAAGGTGTAAATCGTGCGGTAAATGAATTTGCAGCCAAGCACGGCGCAGAAGTACAAACTTGTGCAAACGATGTATGGTACTGGATCAAGAAATGAGTGAGACTGTCACAATTGTAACTGCGTTCTTTGACATTGGTAGGTCAAATTGGGAAGGTACTCTAAATGGTCAGCAACTGCCACACTACCTAAAGCGTGACACACAGACATATCTGGACAGATTCAAGCGACTAACTGAGCTAAAGAATCCTATCGTTGTTTTCACCGAAAGCAAATTCATTGACACCATCAAGAGTTATCGTGACGATATCATCTGTGTTGTTGCTGATAACATTTTTGAAGACAACAACCAGCTACTGAGTCGTATCGCACACATTCAAAGACGCCCTGAGTTTATTGCGCATCTGAATCAACCAACGATGCCTGAGTATTGGTCGCCACATTATGTGTTCATAAATTACGCCAAATCTTTGTTTGTCAATACAGCAATTAAGATGGGTCATGTGTCAACAGGCACGGCTGCTTGGTTAGACTTTGGATATGTGCGTGAAGATACATTCTGTCCTGCTGGAATGGAATGGAAGTTCAACACACAGAATCTAATCAATCTGTTCTGTTTCTCCAACCCTGACGAAGCTGAACCTATATTCAATATCGTCAAGACAAATAATGTGTACGTCCAAGGCTGTCACATCGTTGCACCAGTTGAAAAGTGGAAGCAAATGGCAACACTCATGACACGGGCAATAATGAACTACATTGAAGTGGATTTGATTGATGATGATCAGTCCATGTTGCTCATGTCATACAAAATGTCACCGCACGACTTCAAAATCAATTATGTCAATCCTGACTATTGGTTTGTCATATTCAGAGACTTCAATCACACATGAATGTATTCATCGTAACTTCCGCTTTGCTCACACAAGCTGGCGTTTTCAATACAATACAGAGGTTCAACGACACACTGGACACACTGAAATCTATTCGTGAGAAAGATCCAACAGCTATGATCTTTCTCGCTGATATCTCAGTTGCGCCACTTGGTGGAATGATAGATGAACTGCAAGAATATTGTAAGGTTGTGAGTTTCAATGATCATCATGCAGTCAAGATGTTTTCAACTCATGGCATGAAGAGTCATGGTGAAACAGTCATTCTTATGGAAATGCTGAATTTCATAAAGAGGCAAGGAATCGTGTGTGATAGAATATTCAAGTTGTCTGGTAGATATGTCCTTGATGATGGCTTTGACATTTCATATTATACAGACAAGCAAGGACATTATGTGTTTAAGCGCCGCAATGAAACATGGATGAATCCTGTTGTTTCTGGTGCAACACATTGCTTGGACACAAGACTGTTCTCACTGTGCTCCAGTCTAGCTGATGATTATTTTGAAATATTACAGAAAAATCTCAATATTCTTGGACAATTGGACACAGAACATGTGCATTTTTTGCACATTCCAAAAGATAAGCTGGTTGAGGTTGACCGTGTGTATTGCACAGGAATGATCGCCAGGACTGGAGAATTAGTCAGAGATTGACAATTGTTTTTTGCTAAATAGACTATAATGAAACTTGCTGTAGAGGCGGAGTAAATGAAGTTCAGACAATATTTAGAAGAAACAACAGAAAAACATGCGGTCCTTGCGTTCGGACGCATGAATCCACCAACAACCGGTCATGCAAAACTGGTTGATAAAGTCAAAGATGTTGCTAAGTCTGTGAGAGGAACACACCACGTGGTTCTATCGCATTCACAGGACGCTGAGAAGAATCCACTCTCAGGTGAGCAAAAAGTCAAACACGCACAACGATATTTTCCTGACACGAATATCACAACCTCCAGTAAAGAACATCCAAACTTTCTGGCTCAAGCATCAAAACTCCACAAAGCTGGCGCTACACATTTGCACATGGTTGCAGGATCCGATAGAACTGGTGAGTATGAGAAGATTTTACACAAATACAATGGCGTAAAAGGTACGCATGGATACTTCAAGTTTCGTGGTATTCACGTACACTCCGCTGGTGAGCGTGATCCTGATGCTGAGGGTGTATCTGGTATGTCTGCATCCAAGATGCGTAGCCATGCATCAAAAGGCAACTTCAAAGAATTCAAAAAAGGCATTCCAAGTCACGTAGCGCCAGAACACGCTAAAGAATTGTATAATGATGTGCGCAAGGGAATGCAAGTCAAAGAAGATTTCCGATCACAAATTCAGATGATCCTATCTGAGGGTGTCCACGATAAAGGCATCTTCAAGGCTGTGTTTCTATCGGGCGGTCCAGGCTCAGGTAAAGACTATGTGTTGGATAACACACTTGCTGGTCATGGCTTGATTGAAATCAACTCAGACAAAGCACTTGAGTTTCTGATGGACAAGAATAATCTGGACAAGAAAATGCCAGAGACTGAAGCTGATGCACGGACACTTGTTCGCGGTAAAGCAAAAGACATGACAGAGTTGAAGCAGAAGCTGGCGCTGTTGGGTCGCAACGGCATCATTATCAATGGCACAGGCGATGATCCCGCAAAGTATGCCAAGATAAAGAAAAACTTAGAAGAAATTGGCTATGAAACTTCTATGGTTGCCGTTGTTACACGCGATGAAATTTCTGCACAGAGAAACGTTGAGCGTGGGCAAAGAGGTGGTCGTACAGTTCCTGAGAATATTCGTAAAGAAAAGTGGGACGCAGTAAACAATTCACGCCCAGAGATGGCTAAGTTGTTTGGCAACAGCTATATTGAATTTGATAACTCTGAAGACTTGCGCACCGCAGCACCAGAAGTGGTCAAAGCCAAGAAAGAAGAGATGAACAACATCTTCAAGACTGTCCAAAAGTTTGTTCAAGCACCACCTAAGAATGAGCAAGCTAAGGCTTGGGTTGCTGGTGAACTACAGAAGAAAGACACCTTGCCTGTTCCTAAGAAAGGCACGGAACTGTCTATTCCACACTCCGCTGAGGGCGAAAACAAAGCAACTGATGAAGCTAGACGCCTTGGGCTACAATACTATGGCTATGGCCGATATGGTAAGAATGGTAAAGTCACACATCACACAGTTCACGGAACTTTGGTGCAGGATCCAACACACGCTGAACAGCAAAAGATGATTAAGAAAACTGCTGAAGTTCCTATGAGTGGAGCTAGTAGCCAAAAGCCTGTGCCCAAGAAACCAGTCAAAGAGTCTATCAACGAAGATTTTCAGAATCTTTTTGAGGCCGTTTCAGTTACTTTCAAAGCTGATACCCCAGAAGAGCTACAAAAAGCAATGAAGATGCTGACTGGCAATGGAGATGCAGAAGTGGAAGAGCAGGAAGTTGAGGAGCACGTGGACCACACAGAAATGTCTGATTCTGGTGCATACAATCTATTGACGCTCGGAAAATCCATGTTTGTCTCCGAAAGTATCAGTGGTGAAAGAACTGCCGTAAAAGATGGAGCTACATATATTGCATCAGGCAACAAGCCTAAAGTATATGCAATACGAAACAATGCTGCTAAAGACGCACACACCAAAGGTGGTGAAGTCGTTAAGACAGACAAAGGTTACATAGTTAAATTAAAGGAGAATGTAAATGTTGAAATTCGTGAAAAGTTTCTTTGTGAAGAGCAAACCGCCAGTGGAACCGGAGCCACAACCATTGCCGAAAGTGGAAGCACCAGCCGTAGTGCCGGAGTCAGCACCGGAGCCACAACCATTGCCGAAAGTGGAAGTTCCGGTCGTAGTAGTACCAGAGCCATTACCGAAAGTGGAAGTGGAAGTTCCAGTGGTAACAGTGCAGGAACAAGTGCCAGTGCCAGTGCCGAAGCCAGCACCAAAAACATCCACGAAGCCAGCCGCTTTAAAGGCAAGCTCACCCTCTCGCAAGCCAAAAACACGTTCAAAGAAGCCATCGACAAAGGCATAGAAACTGGCATGTCCATGGCTGCTGGTGGTGAATCTATTGGTCGTGACATGGGCGAAATCAATGACAAGAATGGTAAAGTGAATCCTCTGAAAAAGAAACCTGTTGCTGAAATGGGTGGGGATTCAACCACAGCGTCAATTGGTGCACAAAAACAAGATGAACTGGCTAAACATGGCATATCACTTAGCACGTTCAGAGGA